TATCCGGATATTACTTTATATCCGAAGCCTGCAACTCGAAGAGCCTGAGGAAGAGTAAGTGAATATTTTTTCACATATTCTACAAAGGCGATTACACTGTTTAGAGACATAAAGTATTCTTTCAATGGGCTAGGGGATACATTTTCCCCTTTGTAAAATGTTCTTTTGGCAAATTCTAAAGCATCTCCAGAAGGAGATGAGATTGATTTTGCTAAATTACATTCAACACCTAATGAAAGGATAACAGAATGATATCTTTTTGCTACTTTAGTATCAAAAATAACGATATCATCTCCTAATACAGCGTAATTCGAGAAATATCCTATTTGATCTTTATAGATCTGAAAAGCGGCGTATTGTACGATAAGATGGTGAGTCATAGCTAGCATAGCTCAGCTTGATAAAGCCCCCATAGGTTGTCCAACAGTATAATATACAATTGTATTTATAGTGTTAGGAACTTTATAGGGTCTTTCGATTAGTAATGAAGATCATGCATTAGCCTGTTTATCAGACAGATTAAATATCTGTTTAATAAGAGGTTTCTGTATGCTCATTGGTAATCTATCAGTGGCAGAGCTTAGATCCATAGAAAAACAAGGTTTACCTTGTGATCTAGAAATTGGACCCAATTGATTGAATGTACCATCTACATCTCTTCTTCTATCTAGTATAGAAAAAAGAGCTTTGTGGAATGGATACATAATTCATTGAGTTCAAGGATCTACCATAGCGAAAACTCTCATCTTACCAGCGGCTTCCTGTTTTAGTCCCAATTTACCTATAAATTTACCTGGTCTTAAAGGACCAGATAAATAAAACTTAGATAAACTCATACAGTATTCCAAAATTGAGATAAAAAGATTTTGTTTATACAAAATCCAATTGGCTCATTTTTTGGCATATTCGATTCGTGGTCTAGGTCCCCAGTTCGATAAAGAACCGGGATTTACACCTAAAACATAACAGATATTTTCAAATAAAAGAAAATACCTATTTTGTGTACCGTATCGAATAGTTGCAAAAGTGTTAAATGATGAATTTCATCTATTAACACCTACTACTTCAAAAAGTAACTTGAAATAATTCAAGTAATGTTTTGGCATAGTAGCAGCAGATCTCAAAAGAGAGATAATACTAGTAGAGGATATAGAAAGAGGTGAAGTTGAATCTTCATTTCAATCTCTTATCGAAGTTTGAGGAGAACTTGTTAGAATAGGGAATATTTTCATTCTCCCTTCTAAAAGAGTTCTTCCTCTTAGGTGCAATGGTATGAATCGGTTAACAAAGAAAGGAATAAATTTTATTACTTCTTGAACAACCTTTTCATTACCACTAAAGGGACTAGTTATACTAGTTGTTTTAACTTCTGAAGTATAGATTATATCTCTGAAGAAAGAACAAATAGTTAAAGACAATCGAATCGATCAAGGAAAACCTAATCGAATCATTCGTCTAATATAACTAGGGAAGAAGCAGGGGATACCGGATTTCGTTGTTTTAACTCTTGGGGTAGTTGTTAAAGTTTTATCTTTACCAATTACTTTTTGAGTTATAACGGATACTTGTTTAAAGTATTTAACGAAACCGATTTTCCCTTGACAATGCGCAATGCGAGACATTTTAT